ATGAACAGGACATATCTGCGCGGCGATATGTACTATGCCGATCTGGGCCGGGGAATCGGCTCCGAGCAGGAAGGCTATCGCCCCGTCCTTATTCTTCAGAACAACACGGGGAACAAATACAGCCCCACCGTCATTGTGGCGGCCATTTCCAGCAAAGTGGACGCCAAGGCCAAGCTGCCCACCCACTATCTTCTCCAGGCGGAAAACGGGCTGGAACTGCCTTCTCTCGTTCTTTTGGAACAGCTCCGCACGATTGACAAGAAACGGCTGGGCGCGTACATTGGACGTCTGGAGGAAAAGCATATCCGCAAAATCAACCACGCCCTGGCGGTCAGCGTGGGGCTGATTGAGGAAGTTCCCGAAAACTTAATCATGTGCCTTTGCCCGGCCTGTGCCAATAATTTCTACGGCACAGGCTCTTATTATTTGCGCAGGGTTCACCCCGAACGGGTGGAAAAGGACATCTGCACCTACTGCGGTCAGCGGCCCGGCTTTGACTATGAGGTTGTGCGCCGGAATGGGCACGACAATGGAAAAGGAGGGCTGCGATGATGAATTACCCGGACGTTCCTATCTGGGAAAAATATACCTTAACCATTGAGGAGGCAGCCCGTTATTTCCGTATTGGGGAAAAGAAACTCCGAAAGCTGGCGGAGGAAAACCCGGACGCAAGCTGGCTCATTATGAACGGCAACCGTGTCCAAATCAAACGCCGTCAGTTTGAAAAGGTAATAGACTCTCTCGATGTGATCTGAAATCGCACATTTGCACCGGGCCGTGATTGCGGTATAATATGGATGTATCTCGTATCAAGGCTCATTCCGGGGCGGAAAGGAGCTGCATACTATGTCAGAAAAACGGCGCGATAACAGAGGCCGCATTTTAAGAACCGGAGAGAGCCAGAGAAAAGACGGGAGATACGCATTTAAGTACACGGACGCATACGGGAAGCCCCAATTTGTCTATGCCTGGAAACTGGTGCCCACAGACAAAACGCCTGCGGGCAAGCGGGATGATAAATCCCTGCGGGAGAAAGAAAAGGAAATCCGCAGGGATATAGACGACGGGATCGACACCATTGGCAAAAAGATAACGGTATGCCAGCTCTACGCCAAGCACACCGCATTGAAAAAGAATGTCAAGTACGGCACCGAAAAGGCCCGAAAAAACTTTCTGAAGCTGCTGGGTGACGATCCCCTCGGTTCCCAAAGCATTGAAGATGTGAAGCCGTCCGACGCCAAAGCCTGGGCCATCCGCATGAGCGAGAAAGGGTACAGCTACCAGACCATAAAAAACCACCAGCGCTCCTTGCTGGCGGCCTTTTACACGGCGGTGGAGGACAACTACATCCGAAAAAATCCTTTCCGGTTTGCCATGAACACGGTGATTGAGGATGACCGGGAGGAAAAAATCATCCTTACCCCAGAACAGGAAGAAAGCCTCATTGCCTTTGCACAGGGCGACCCGGTTTATTCCAAGTATGCGGATGAACTCATCATCCTCTCAGAGACGGGTGTGCGGATTTCAGAGCTTTGCGGTTTCACCACTCACCTGGATTTCAAAAACCGTGCCATCCTGGTAGACCACCAGCTTTTGCGCGACGCTGAAATAGGCTTCTATATTGAAACGCCGAAAACCAAAAGCGGCGTCCGGCAGCTCCACATGAGCGAGAAAGCCTACGAAGCCTTCCGGCGCATACTCAAACGGCGCGGCAAGGTGGAGACGATCACGGTGGATGGCTACACGGATTTCCTGTTCCTCAACCGGGACGGTTTACCCAAGACGGCGGCCAACTACAATGCCATGATTAAAGGGCTTGTGAAGAAGTATAACAAGCTCCATAAGGAGCAGCTTCCCAAAATCACAGCCCACACTTTCCGGCATAATTTCTGTACGAGGATGGCCAATGCCGGTATGAACCCCAAAGCCTTGCAGTACATCATGGGCCATGCGAACATCACCATGACATTAGGCTATTACGCCCATGCGTCCTTTGAATCGGCCAAGGCCGAGATGGAGCGTATCGAGGCTGAAAAGGCAGCGCCAGCCTCAATAGCTGCGTAGTAGTAAAGGCCAGGTTTACTACCCCTCTACTACTTTTAGCGGCAATTTCATGCCGGGACTTGCCACTATATGCGTATTGTTCTCCCATAAAGCAAATGGCGAAAAAGCCCATAAATACAGGCTTTGCCGCCATTTGCCGAGTTACATAGGGTTAGGTCTAAAAATTGTTTCGAGATTATTGAGAGATACAAAAGTTTCTTGCACCCTGTCAGCGCGCGGCGTTGAAGTTTCAGCCGGTCGATCTTGTCCTGTTCGTCCAGGATCGGGAAGATTTCGTTCGCGTCCACCAGGTCGTCGCGGATCGCCAGAACACGGTCCTGAATCCTGTTCACGATAGAGAAGCGGACCTTCTTCGGGAAGTGCTTCGTGTTGTCGGTCAGTTCCAGGGTGTAGTCGATCAGCTTCGACGCCACAGGAAGGACGTGAAGCGGACTTTCAGTCCCGTTCGTTTTGCGCTGGAAATTGCGCCTTGTTCCCATAGATACACCTTCGCTTTCTGATCAGGTCAACGGTTTCGCGCCGGCCGGAATAGTCGAAGCCGTAGTCCCGAAGGACGACGGTCTGTTCCTCCCCTTCATAGGTCAGGCCGCACAGAACGACGCTGTCGCCCTCACAGCGGCCGCACACGGGCCGAAGTTCGGTGAATAGGTTAGATAACAGGCACGACGTTTCCGACGGCGTACAGGCGAACGGGATCATAAATAAAGCCGGTTCGCGGCGGGGTCCAGAATCCCTTCGGGAAGTCCAGTACCGTTGTATCCTTTCCACTGGTCCAGTTGCGCCGGCGCGAAGGTGTGGGTCACGGTGGTCCCCGTGAAGCCGGTGTCCAGTTGTTCCTTGATCGCGGAAATATCGTAGTCCTGGCGGCGCTGGACTGTTTCGACGCTGTCGCCGTTGCTCTCGTTCACGTCCGAAGCGGCGTGTGTGTGGAGAAGCGGCGCCGCGTAGGCGGTCATTTGCGCGCGGGTCACATAGGACCCCGCCGTCACCTGGACCGCGACGGCGCTGTTTTCCTGATTCGTAACCACCACGGCGACGTCGTGGACGTGGACGGTGTCGCCTTCGTCCGCCATTGACGGGGTGTCCAGGAAGGAACAGGCCGGAAGAATGTTGTCGCTGTCCGGGCCGTCGATCCAGGAATAGGTGAACATGAAGGCCGCGCCGTTTTCGTCCAGGGCATACGTCGCGACCTCGCGGACGTACTGGGCCACTTCCAGGCCGGCGTTCGTCACCTGGACGGGGATTTTCATATAGGACACGTCGCCTTCGATGAAGGTCTTTTCGCCGATCTGGGCGTCCAGCGGGACGGGGTTCACCAGGTCGGACAGGGTGTTCGGGCTGACTTCCGCCACGCCGTCGCCCACGGCGGCGCGGATCAGGGTGATCTGGCGGCCTTGCGCCAGGAAGCGGGTCAGCACTTCGGCGCCCCTGTCGGTGATCGTTGACTTAAATCGTGCCATTCGGGTTTCCTCCTTCTGGTTGGTGTTCATGCCTGACCAGGCTGACCGCCGCCGCGCCCGCGACGCAAGCCGGCCGGGCGACGTCCTGGGGGATCGCGGTTTGGGTCAGAAGGACCAGGTTCGCCGGAATCATCTGTTTCAGGACGGCGATCAGCGCGTCGCGCTGTGTGTAGCCGCTCAAAGTGATTCGGACAAAAAGTTCATAGGCGTCGTTATCCAGGCGGACCGTGAAGTCTTTGCTGACGGTCGCCAGATAGTTCAGAAGCGCCCTGTATGTGTAGGGAAGCCGGTCAAGGTATTTGATCCGGATTCTTTCGCGCCGTTCGTCCAGGGTGTCCCCAGGGGCCACAGAAAGGCCCAGAATGGCTTCCCAGCGGGAACACCCATATTCGGACAGGCTCACCAGGAAAAAGTCGTCAGCGGCGTTCCTGACGTCCTGGGCGGCCTTCTGGAACTCCGGTTGTTCGGCTCCGGCGATCTGGTCGAACTCGACCACGTCTTGAAGGAATCGCGGCCAGTATGCTTTAAGCTCCATTCGTGACCACCCCCAGGACCGGGATCGCGTCAGCGTCCAGGGAAATATTCGCGGTCTGCCCGTTGATCTTCGTTCCGGTGATGTCAATGACGCCGGCCACGTTCAGGACCTTCGTTTCGATCTGACTGACGCGGACGATCAGACTGTCCGTGTCGGCCCAGGTGTGGATCAGTTCGTCGAAGTAGGACTGGATCGCCGCCTTCACGGCGGTCTGAACGCTGGCCCAGGACGCGCCGGTGTCGAAGGTCAGACTGAAAGACACGTTGATCGTCGTCCCCTGGACGCCGGCGACGGTGACGACGTGGCCGATCGGGGCCAGGCCGACGCCGGTCCCCTGGGTCCCGACAGGGTCGACCGCTTCCTGGACGCTCTGGACCAGGTCGGGCGAAGGGACGCCCCATTCGCTGTCCACGACCACGACCTTTACGGTCCCGCCGCCATTCCAGACAGGGAACACCTTCACGGCGCCGACGCCTTGAAGCTGTTCGACCTTGTCCTTATAGTCGGCGATATTCCCGCCGAACGCCTGGGACATAAGGGACGCAAAATAGCGCGCCCGAAGGCTGTCGTCGCTTTCTTCGTCTTCGCCTGGGATCAAGATGTCGGCCAGGCGCGCCGCCGCCAGGTCCGGAACGTAGTCGATCGGGAAAAGGCCCCCGACATATTCGTTCCCGACGGCGCCGGCTGTTTCGGACGTCAGTCTGTACTGGCCGGCGGCCACCCGCTCGATCACGGTGAAGTTGATGTCGCCGCCGGAAAAGCGGGTCCCGATCTCCACTTCACAGGCGGACCCGTCTTCCTTCTCGAAGTAGCCCTTCCGGATCGCGGACTTCGCGCCGTTCCGGAAGACGCTTCGTTCCTGACACTTCTTCGTCAGGTCTTCGCCGGTTTCGGTGTCAGGGAAGGCCCGATCCATAAGATAGGCAAGTTCAATGTAAAGGATTGCCAGTTCGGCCGCCGCCGGGGCGATCGCGTCATAGACGATCGACCCTTCCCGTTTATCCACGGAAGAAGACACACGGGCCAGACAGCGGTCCATAATGTTTTCAAAGGTCATATTCTCAAACACCAGTTGTCACCGTCCTTTCAACAGGGATTTCGCCGAAGATCGTTTCGGCGGTGAAGCTGACGTGAACGGTCCTTTTGTCGATCTGCTCCACGGTGAAGTCGGTGACGTCCGTGATCCGGCTGTCCGCCAGAAGGGCTTCGCGGATCAAACGTTTGATTTCACTTGATAGCACTTGAAAACTTTTCCCGACGATGTCGTTCAGTTCGATTCCATAGTTCCAGGAATAGATCAGGTAGTCGAACCGCTCCGTCAGAAGGATTTTCAGGATCGCCTGTTTCATGGCTTCCGTTTCGTCAACAAAGCCGGCCACGCGGCCGGCTTCGATGTCCAGTTTGTAGGTTCTTGTGGTCTGGTCGGCCGGCTGGACGATCTCGACGTCCTGGCCGATCGTGACTGTGTCCTGTGTCGGTATCAAGGCCATAAGATCACACCCTTCCCAGCACAAGGAACGACTGTCCGCCCTGATTCCGAAGAAGGACCACCCGGTCGTCCTTCGCCAAACCGAAGTAAACTTCCGGGTTCGTCGTCAGGCCGGTCGTCTGCGTGTTGAACGCGCTGACGCCGTGGGTGTGCGGCCCTTCGCCGGCGGCCTGGGTCGAATGGGAAGGGACGACGTGGTCATGGGGGTCGATCGTGTGGGTGTGGGTCGGATAGGCGCCGGCCTTGAACTCTTTCATCAGGACGATCGCGTCCCCGGAAATGTCGAACCGGTTGTCGACGCGGATCGTCAGCGGCGACTTCTTCGTCACTGTGCCAAACATAAAGGCCGCCGGGACGTTCGCGTTCTGCGTCTGTCCGGCCACCTGTTTCATAGTGTCCAATAGGCTCATATCACACCACCTTTAACTTCAAGGTCATAGTTTCCTTCAACAGATCGACGCTTGTTTCCTCGACTATGAAGAAGGCGCTGACGCCGATTTTTTTGATCCCGATATACAGGGCGCGGCCGGCGCGGACTGACAGGTCCATGATCGCCTTCACTTCAAACGACTTCTTCGGCCGGTTGTAAAGGGCCAGCATTTGACCGCCGCGTTCCTTGATCTGGGC